ATTGTAAAAGGGTCGCTTCCAAAGTTGTATGTTTCTTGAGACTCTAAATAATCTCCGGAGCCGTCTAAAAGTAAACTTGCCCCGCCAAATTTCGACTGAGCCGTCGATATTTGAGCATCTCCAAACCCAGAAAAACTAATTGGGGCAGGCAGAAACGCACGAGCACTTACGCCGCTTGGTTGAACATTAGCCCCCGCCGCTACCGTTACCGAACCAACCGCAGAAGTAGCAGATAACCCGGTTACAGGTACATTTGAAACCCCTGTAATCGCTACAGACCCTACTTCAGCGCTGGCCGAAACACCATCCACATATACCGCGATAAAAGGTGAGCCCCATTTGCCCTCACCCCATGTGGCTCGACCCCACCCTTCATATGTGGTTGACGAAGCCATCTTTTATCCTTTAAGCGATTCTTATAATTGCATTACTTGAATCGGCAGTAGGAAAGACAACCGTAAAATCACCCGCAGTAGACGTTTTGTCTGATCCAAAATCTAAAACAACCACTGAGGGGTTAGTTAAAGAAATAGACGTTGTATTAGGCGTAGTATTGTAAATTAACGCGCCTCTAGCGGTAATTGTAGCAGTTGAAAACGTTAAATCTGCAAAGTCTGTGAAAGCTGTCGTACCGCTGGATGTTGGATCAACGTTAGTTAAAGCTGATCCTCCCGCAGAATAACCCGTTCCACTAGCTTCGTTAGTAGCTGAATAAGCTGTTGTACTAGCGTCAAGCGTAGCTGCGGATGTATACAGTGCTAACTTAAAAGTATCCCCTGTCGAGGAATCAAAGTCGTGTGCACCAAACATAAGTTCCTTTTTAAAGGAAGTGCACATATAGTTACCAGAAAAAGCCATATCAAATTCTCCTTATCATTTCAGCCAAATCTTTATGCCCAGCATCACATAAAGCATTATAAACCGTTGTTCTGTCACTTCTAATAACTTCTCTCATATAAAAAGTCAAAACTTGAACTAAATTCGTTTTAAAAGCTCTGGCCTGATCCCTAATAACAGGATCTGCTGTATCTGAAATAGAAATTATTTTATCCGCGCAGCGTTTTGCTACCTCTTCTGGGGTAAAACCACGGTTTTCTGTCGTTTTTACATCTACTTTAAAAGTAGGCGTAATGTTTAAATCTAATGCGGGAGTGTTCATTGTTTCGGCCTAATAACTTTACCAACTCTATATTCATCGGTAACTTCTTTAGCTTCACCCAACATTTTCATACCTACAAGCGCTTCACCAAACCTTTTTTCATACAAAGCTACTAAATCTTGCTCACCTTTCATATAAGTATACGCTTCTAACAAGCTCCCATAAAGCATAGCAATTTGAGCATTTTCACTTAGCCAAGTTGTTCCGCTATCAGACCCCGCTGTTAAACTAGCCGGTCTGTAGAAGTAATGAAGCTCAACGGAATAATCACTATCCGGAGTAGGACCTATGACAAAATGATCTAAATCAAACACTGCATAATACCTGGGATTTCCAGTCGTTGCCCCATCTGGATTAAATGTTTGGACAAAATCAGCATCTTTAAACTCTAAAAAAACGTGATCGCTGCTCGCGTTTATAAAAGATAAAGAAAAAGGCGCTAAAAAATCACTAGGCGCAGTTAAATACTTATTAGCATTTGTAAAATTTCCACTTACATTTTTTCTAAATAAACTAAGTTGTACGTTTTTTAAGATGCGCTCTTCAGCTTGTTGAATAAAGATAGGCAAATTATTAACAAACGAGGTCTCATCGTTTTCGGTGTAATCCTGGATTGCCGTTTTTAATTGTGCATATGTAAAACTCATGACGTGCTCACCGTAACAGTACCCACCTGGCCGAATCCGGTGGCAGGTCTTAAATTTGGATTTTCTACAGTAGGCAGCCCTACATAAATATCTAAAGGCTCCACCCGATCTGGACGTGCGTTTTGCAAAGCTTGAGGATCGGATACTTTTCTAAACGGACCTAGCTGCGGGTGTTTTGGTTCGTATTGATCCGGCCCTACAAGTAAGCCGTTCCATTCACGACGCATAACTTTATACGGATACCTAAACCCGGATCTATCGCAGATAGCATAAGAATCTTTACCTGATGCAAACTTAGCCATTATCCCGACCTGTAGTAACTAAACTTTGGAACTACGTTAAAAGAGGCTCTATCTCGATCTTCTTCAGCGGCCCTTTGAAACTCTTCTTCATAAATAGTTTTTAACATGGGAGTCATCTTAGGGTTTTTCTTCAAAGATAAATAATACGCCAGACCCGCCGCTAAACAAGGATAAAACCTAAAAGGAAGATCCATTGTGTTAGTAAAAGTGTCTGCGTCATCCATTCGAGTCAAAGCATCATAGTACACAGTGTACGAAGTAGAGCTGTCAGGGACAGGCCATACTTTTAAGTTAGGCGTAAGCTGCCTATCCAAAAAGAATTGATTAGGTCTACCCGATGTTGTTTTGGTGGGTATAGTTAAATATTCATCTCGGCTTAATCGCTCTAATGAATAGTCGGTACCCGAAACTCTGACCACTACAGACAGAACATCTATTACATCAGCAGATAAATCATATTCGCCATCATTGGCGACAAGCGTCAAAGACCGCTGTTTAATCGTCCATTGATTTAACCCACGATTAGCCCAATCAGCAAGCATAAGATTAAGAGACCTTTTAGCCGTTTTTAGGTCGTAACCGGTCCGGACTTCTAAGCCACAACGCTCAAAAGCCTCTTCGATGTAATCTGCTACATCTAACTCAAAATCTTTGCTTCCTGAAGTAGCCATAATTAAGTTGCCTTAACTAATTTGTAGCCTTTTTCTTTAGCCTTTGCGCGAAGCTCTGCAACGCTCATGCCGTTAGTAGCCTCACCACCTTTTTTCATTTTCTTAACCATACCGCCGCCGCGCATTTTCTTAACCATACCGCCGCCGCGCATTTTTTTAGGTGACATCGCCATTTTTTAATCTCCTGTAAAGTTCTTCCCTACGTTTGAAAATATGAGAAGCATTATACTCCTCATCATATCTATCATAATACCCGTTTTTCTTGATTTTGTACGCAGACTCTTGCAACTTAGACAGTCTTTGAACAAAAACCATTGCATAATTTACTTCAGTCAACGGTTCAAAATCAGCTTCTTCCGAAAACTCTGGGGCTTCATCATAAGGATGAAATCCCATAACCCACATATCTCTATCTATAAAAAAACCTTTTGAAATTGCAGTGTTTACCTCGTCTAAAAACGCATGAAATTTGTCAGGGTCCTCATCAAACGTAAAATCAACCAGTATGGCTAGGTCGTGCGTGTCTGTCCACTGCGACAAAGCCGTGTATAAATCTTGATAGCTGTCTTCGTTTTTAAACAAAAAAGCTACTTTATCATCTAACCAGGCCCCTCTAGCAAAAGGGCATGGCGCTAAATTATTAAAAAATTTATTAGGTTTTTCTAATATCTTTTCAGACCAAGACCTAATTTCATCTACCACTGCCTTTTCTACAGGATCTCCAATAAAAAACGTCATACTCTTTTAGAAACCGCGCCAGTAGTGTATTTTTTTCTGTCAGGCAAAATTTTACCGCAACCTATAGCAACAACCCCACCGTTTTCCATTTTTCTAACTTTAGCTTTTTCTGTATTAGAAACAACCTGTTTACCTTTGGAACCTTCTCGTTTCTTTTTACGGGCCGTTGAAGCTCTTTCTGATTTACTTAAACTCTGCGCTTTAGCTCTAGGTAAACATCTGTCTGGGTTTCTTTTATTTTTTGAAGTGCCACAAGCCCCTGCAATGTTACCTGAGCTATCTATGCGGACCCATTCCTCATCTACCCAATCTTGCAACTTACCCATTATTTGCCTTTTCGCTTTCCGCCTTTAGACTTTTTAGCGTAATTAGGGTCTTTACAGTATTTTGAAGCAGCTAAATTAGCGTAAGCGCTAGGATAAGTATCAAAAGTTCTTTTTGCCCAAGCTTTTCCCTCTGGGCAGATTTTGCTACCTTTTGACTTACTAGAAACCGCACCGCCTTTTCTATAATAAGTGACTTCGCAAGGAGAAGGTTTGGGGCCTGTTTTTACCCTAGATCCCATTCTATCCGCCCCAAAGTCGTTGTATCCAAGGAGATGCCATAATGGCTATGATTAAAGCCCACATCATTTTACGCAACCATTTTAATTCTTCTTTATGGTCGTCTAAACGATCTTCAATGCGTTGATACCGAAGATCACACTTTTCTTCGTGGTGGGCTAGTTTAGCTAAAACTTCCTCTGGGCTCATATCATCACCATGCTTTACATGACCAGTATCTAGCTGAAAATTTATCTTTCGCGGTGTCACAACTGTGCCGCGCCCTAAAATTTTTTCTACGCCCCGGTTGGTCTTTTTTAATTGACATGTTTGGATCGCCAAACCGGACCAACTTAATCTCAGAGCCTTTCTTAGCGAGAACAGCGCTCTTTTTAGCCTTTCCCGGAGTTCGTTTCGGTTTGTTAAAACCAGCAAAGGTCTCTCCTCTATATTTAATTTTTCCCGAAGGAGTTCTGGTAACATCTTTGGTAGAGGCCATTACAACGCATCCCCATTTTTTATATAAGTTATATCGAG